GCATTGTTCACCAGCTAGAAGCGGAAGTCCCTGGGGGGGCTTGGGTGTCAAAAATCCTTTGCCAGAGACCGATCAATGGCTGATTCTCAATTTGGGCACGCCGGCCAAGCTGCTGCGGCCGACGGCCAGCAGAACTATGGGGCGCTAACCTTCCTGGTGACGCAGATGCTGAACCGACTGAACACCTGCACGCTAGTGCGCGTGACCGCGGTGACGAACAACGGCGGGGTGTCGCCGGTCGGCTTTGTCGACGTGCAGCCGCTGGTGAACCAGTTGGACGGAAACGGGAATGCGCTGCCGCATGGCCAGCTGTTCCAGCTGCCGTATTTCCGGCTGCAGGGGGGCACCGACGCCGTGATTCTCGACCCCAAGGTCGGGGACATCGGCATGGCGGCATTCGCCAACCGGGACCTGTCGGCGGTCAAGGCCAGCAAGCAGCAAGCGAACCCCGGGTCCTGGCGCACCCACGACATGGCCGACGGCCTCTACTTTGGAGGCATGCTCAACGGCGCGCCGGTGCAGTATGTCCAGTTCACCGCGGGTGGTATCAACGTGGTGTCGCCTTCCAAGGTGACAGTGGTGGCGCCCAATGTCGAGGTGAACGCCAGCGAGCAGTGCGCCCTGAATTCGCCGCAGATTGTGCTGAATGGCACGGTGCAACAGGGTGCCGGTTCTTACGGCGGCACCTCGACCTGGCAGGGCAACATGAACACGCTCGGCACGTTGCGCAACAACGGCAAGGATGTCGGCAGCTCGCACCGCCACGAAAACTCTGGCGGAACTGGGACTGGGGGAGTGCCGATATGAACACTCTCTTACTCGACCGGACGGTCTGGGATCTGGTCCTGGACGCGGGCGGCAACATCGCGAGGGCGTCGAACCCCTATGCGGTGGCGCAGGACGTGGCCAGCGCCATCAAGCTGTTCCGCGGTGAACTGTTCTATGACACGGCCAAGGGCATACCGTATTGGACCGAGGTGCTGGGCCAGTTGCCGCCCCTGGCGCTGGTGCGCGAACGGCTGCGCGCCGCGGCCTTGACCGTTCCGGACGTGGCCGATGCCGTACCAACCATCACCGCATTCGAGAATCGCCGCCTGAGCGGCTATGTCGAAGTCACGCTGACCAACGGCATGACGTCGACCATCACTTTCTAGGGACCCCATGGCTACCTCCCAAGTACCGCGCGTGCAGTTCACGCCGGAAGGCCTCGTATTGCCTCAAGAATCCGAGATCCTGGATGGCGTGCTGGCGGACATGGATAGCGCCTTCGGTGGCGGCTTGAACAAGAACCTGGAGACGCCCCAGGGCCAGCTAGCCAGCACCACCACGGCGATCATCGGCGACAAGAACAGCGAATTCGCCTCGTATGTGAACCAGGTGGACCCGGCCTTCGCTGCCGGCCGGATGCAGGACGCCATTGGCCGCATCTACTTCCTTGACCGCAAGCCCGGCACGGCGACCACCGTGGTCGCAACCTGCATGGGATTGACGGGCGTCACGATCCCGGTGGGCGCGCGCGCTCAGGCGGTCGACGGCAATATCTACCTGTGCACGCAGGCCGGCACCATCCCAGCCTCGGGCAGCATTGACCTGCCGTTTTCCTGCTCGGTCAACGGCCCGATCAGCTGCGCGGCCGGCACGCTGAACCAGATCTACCAGGCCATCCCTGGGTGGGACTCGGTCTTGAATGCGGACGCGGGCACCGTGGGCAGCAATGTGGAATCGCGCGCCGAGTTCGAAGAGCGGCGGCGCCAGTCTGTGGCGATCAATGCCCGAAGCTCGCTCCAGTCCATCTATGCTGCGGTCGCAAACCTGGACGGCGTCATCGACGTCTATGTGACGGAGAACAACCTGTCCATCGCCCAGACAATCGGCGGCGTGTCGCTCGTGCCGCATTCCATCTGGGTGGCGGTGGTGGGCGGAGAGGCGGCGGATATCGCTTCGGCAATCTGGCGCAAGAAGAGCAACGGCGCGGATTACAACGGCAACACGTCGTACACGGTCGGGGATCGGGACGGCTATTCCTATCCGTACCCGTCCTATGTGGTGAAGTGGGAAACCCCCGCCGCTCTGCCGGTGAAGTTCGCGGTGCAGCTGGCTAACAATCCGGCGCTGCCCTCGAACATCGTGGCCCTGACCAAGCAGGCCATCATTGCCGCCTTCAACGGCACCGACGGCGGACAGCGCACGCGGATCGGTTCCACTATCTACGCGAGCCGCTTTTATGCACCCGTGTCGCTGCTGGGGGCTTCGGTATCGATCCTGTCATTGCTGCTTGGCGACACCACGCCGACGGCTGCCAGCCTGACCGTGCCTATCAACCGGCGCCCGACTGTGTCGGCTGCCGACATTGCGGTGACCTTGGTATGAGTGTGCAACCGAACCCCGGGCTGGTGGCGCGGACCATCATCAGCCAGTACTCGAACAGCCCGACGCTCGTCCAGTTGGCCAACAACATGGACGACTACATCAATCCGGACACGGATTTCGATGCCTTCTACAACTTCGTATGGAACGTGGAGACGGCGCAGGGCTTCGGGCTGGACATATGGGGCAGGATCGTCGGCATCGGGCGCATGCTGACGGTCCCGGGCGATGTCACCTATCTCGGCTACGAAGAGGCCATCAGCTGGCAGCCCTTCAACCAGGCGCCGTTTTACACCGGGGCCCAGGCAACGCAGACCTATCGGCTTGCCGATGATGCCTATCGCAAGCTGATCCTGGTCAAGGCGCTGGCCAATATCTCGGATTGCACATCTCCGAGCCTGAACCGGCTGCTGTCCAACCTCTTCGCGGGCCGCGGCCGGTGCTATGTGTCGGACACGGGGAAGATGGAGTTCAGATACGTGTTCGAGTTCGCGCTCGAACCCTACGAAATCGCCATCCTGACGCAATCGGGGGCAATTCCAAAGCCGGCCGCAGTCCTGGCCAACGTTCTACAGGTCGACCTACCCACCACTTTCGGATTCAATGAAGCGCTGATGCAGCCTTTTGGATCCGGCGTTTTCTTCACTTCTTCGGGGCTCATCCATGCAGGTTAGCAACGCACCCAGCAAATCCGCCGTACCATTTGCGGACAGCGGCACCAAGAACACTATCCCTGTCGCGTCGCAAATCGGTGTGACGCCCGGCGGCGCATCATTCACGGACGGATTTCCGCCGTTAACGATGACACCCCTGGCGGCCGGCGGTGTGCCACCCTACGGCGCAGATTTCAACGGCATCCTGAATTTTCTTAGCGCGGCGGTGCGTTGGACCCAAGCTGGCGGGAGCTATCCCTACGATGCAGCGTTTGCCGCGTCCGTTGGCGGCTATCCGAAGGGTGCAGTGCTGGCCAATGCAGCGGGCACCGGGCTCTGGCTTAACTTGGCCGATAACAATACTGCCAATCCCGATTCCGGCGGGGCAAATTGGGTCGCGATGGGTCCTGGTCTTGGAATCGGCCAAGCATGGACGAATGTGACTGCTAGTCGGGCTGTAGGAGTGACCTATACCAACAGTACAAATAAACCCATCATGGTGTCAGCGACCGTGTCGGGCACTGTCCCGAATAGCACTGTTTCCATCGCACTGCTGGTGGGAAGCCCCGCCGTGGGGGTAGGCATTAACGCCCTCGTGACGAATGCCAACCCGACCCAGTGGAGCATTTGTTGCGAGGGCGTGGTTCCGCCTGGGCAACCCTACAAATTGGATGTCGTCCAGGGTTCTCTTTTGGCCTGGGTTGAGCTTCGTTAGGAGATTGCGTTGAAATACTTCAAGCACAAGAACGATGTGTTGGCATTTGAGGATGACGGTTCTCAGGACCATCTCATTCCTACTGATGCGGTCCCTATCTCAGAAGCGGACGCGATGGCGCTCCTGAAGGCTCCAACATCGCTGGAGGATGCTAAGTCGACAGCTTTGGCGAGAGTTGAAGCGGGGCGCCAAGCTTCGCTCAAGGGCGGTTTCCAGGTCCACCAAACCTCGTTTGCCTCCGATCTGGCCGCTCGCACCCACATTTTTGGGCTGGCAACTGGCCTGCAGCTCCAGGCGCTCACGGTCGCAAGCGTTCCCATTGCAACCGTTGAAGGCCGATTTGTGTCGGTAGACGTCGCTAGTCTGGGCTCCCTGCTTAGCGCCCTGTTGGCGCATTTGAATGCCGCGGACGAAATCGCCCGGGCACTAACCGACGCGATTCATGATGCGACGTCCATTGCGGAGGTGGAAGGCATACGTTGGCCGGCTTGACGGGCCAGTGCCTTGTCGACATAGGCCTTTCTGAATCTCTCAATCGGCCTTTCAATTAGATAGACGGTCAGGACTGAGATTCCCAAAACAGCCAAAATGGCTGCGGTCGGCGAGGGCGTAAAACCGCTTGTGCGAAATAAGGAGAAAACGGGAATTTCGAGGATGTAGACGGGGTAAGACAGGTCACCCAGCAACCTATTAACGTTGCTGTGCTGGGTCTTCTCGAAGAGAAAGCCGACACCGAAAGCCAGCAGGAGTGACAGTAGGCCCATTGCTACTTCCTGTTTGAATAATCCGCAATATTTCCCGCTTCGGCGGGTTTTTTTACGCCTAGAGGGGACGTGAGCAATGAGCAATTTCCAACTATCGCAGCGAAGCCTGACGCGGCTGGTGGGCGTGCATCCTGACCTGGTTGACGTCGTGAAGCTGGCGATCCAGCATACGCCGGTGGATTTCACGGTGGTTGAGGGCGTGCGCACCGTGGCGCAGCAGCGCGAATACGTCGCCAAGGGTGTGAGC